TGTTAGTGTATCGCGGAAATGAATTAGAGCATTGGAGAGATAAATTATCTTTTGATGACTGTGGTCAAGTATTCTTACATTACAATAATGTTGAAACTAAAGGATCTAAAGAAAATATATACGATCGTAGACCTCATTTAGGACTTCCCGCTTGGTTTAAAAAGTGATATAAAACCTATTTACTAGGGGTTTTATGCCATTATCAAAATTACAATTTAAGCCAGGAATAGATAAACAAAACACTCAATACGGCGCAGAAGGCGGTTGGGTCGATTGTGATATGGTGCGTTTTAGGTACGGCGTTCCTGAAAAAATAGGTGGTTGGTCACCTGCTGTGGGTAACAACTTAATAGGAGTTGCACGAGACATTCACACTTATACAGATTTAGCTGGTGACTCATTAGCGGCCATTGGTACTGATAGAAAATTATATTTATATTACGATAACAACTTTTACGACGTTACACCTTTATCAACAACAATCCCCGCTGTATTTACATTCACATCATCTACAACCATTGTAAATGTTCTTGCAACTTCTAATGGAGCAGTGGCAGGAGACTTTGTTACATTTTCAGGTGTATCAGGAGTAAGTGTTGTAAATATTACTAATGCTAATATGGGTCAAGAATTTGAAATTCAAACAATTACTGATGCTAATAATTTTAAAATAGATGTAGCATCTATTGCAACACCAGGAGTAGTTACAACTTCTGGATCAGCAACTTCAGCAGCATTTCAAATAAATGTAGGGGCAGATGTTACAACACTTGGGGATGGAGGGGCGCGGGTGCGTGGAGTTTTTCTACATGGGGAACAGCACGACCATCAGGAGTTATTACAGCAAATCCTAGAGTATGGAAGATTGATAACTTTGGTGAAGATATAATTGCAACAATTGTAGGTGGTAAAACTTATTACTTTGATACATCAGCATTTTTACCTTCAAGAAATACTAGAGCTACCTTATTAGCAAATGCTCCGACACAATCTAATTACATGACAGTATCTCCAAGAGATAGACACGTTATATTCCTTGGTACTCAAACAACACCAGGATCAACTACAACTTATGACCCAATGTCCGTGCTCTTCGGTTCACAAGAATCTATTACAGATTTTACACCGAATGCAACGAATACAGCAGGATTTCAAAGATTATCATCGGGTAATAGAATTGTAACTGCAGTTCCAACAAGAGGAGATATATTAATATTAACTAATACATCAGCTCATTCTATGCAGTTTGTCGGCCCACCATTTACATTTTCATTTAAACAAATTGGTACGAACTGCGGAGCTTTAGGAATACATTCAGCAGTAGAAGCCGAGAACGTTGTCTATTGGATCGCGGACGGAGCATTTTACCTGTTCGACGGGGTTGTTAAACAAATACCTTGTTCGGTACAAGATTATGTATTTCAAGATATAAATACAGATGAACATGCTACAATATATGCTGGAGTTAATCTTGAATTTTCAGAAGTTAATTGGTTTTATGCATCAACAGGATCTACAGTAATAGATAAAGTAGTAACTTATAACTATCTTGAAAGATTATGGACTATTGGAACTTTAGCTAGAACTACTTGGGCTTCTAAAGATGTGTTTGCAAATCCACTTGCAACTAAATATATGCCAAATTCTACAACACTTGCTCAACCGACAGTTATTGGTTTAACAGCTGGTGTATCTACTTTATACGATCAAGAAAAAGGAACTAATGATGATACAAGTGCAATTACAGCTTATGTTACTTCTGGAGATGTTGATATTGTAGATGGAGATAATTCTTTATTTATTAAACGTTACATTCCAGATTTTAAAGATCAAGAAGGTTCTCTTAATATGCAATTTCTAGTTAGACAATATCCGGGATCTGTTCAAACTGTTGCATCAAGCACTCTTGTATATTCTACAACAACTAAAGTCGACATGCGCGCGCGTGGTCGACAAGTTGCAATTAAAATTATAAGCACAGATGTTGATACTAAATGGAGATACGGAACATTAAGGATTGACGGACAACAAGATGGTTTAAGATAATGTCAAAACTAGATCAACCAAGACTTGCAAACGCTACAATAGAATATAGTCAACAACAGATGGATCAAATTATTAGAACATTAGAGCAAATGGTTCTACAATTAAATAATACCTTTACACAAGACGTACAAGATGTTAATGAAGCTGAATCTTGGTATTTTATAAGAGTATAAAGAAAAATGTCTAACGTATATAAAAACGCAATTTATAAACCTACAACTACGGTTAGTACAACTGTATATACATGCAACGCTACGGCAAGAGCTATCATTCAAAACATACAAATTACAAATCAATCAGGAACACATGCTGTCCAAGCATATATTTATAAAAGTGCTAATAGTACCACATTAGAATTTTCTCATGCATCATTAGGTGCAAATGATACAGTTAATATGTGTAAAGGACCTGTTATATTACAAGAAGGAGATGCTATATTAATAAGTACAGCTTCAACTGTAGTGACAGGTATTGTATCAATATTAGAAGTGAACAGAGGATCATTAACAACGTAATGAAAGAAATAAAAGTACTTTGTGATTCAGAGATTACAATTGTAAATTTAAAGACTGGATACATTTATAAGAATGAAGAAGAAGCACAAGCTGACACAACTGTTGATCCTAAAGATATTAGACGTGATGTTAAAATAATAGTTCCAACCATTCCACTATTTAGTGAAACATGATTCAAGGTGATAGCAGAGAATATGAATTCTTTGATGAAGCTATAAAGTTATTAAAAAATCCAATAGGAGTTAGTGTTGAAATAGGCGTGCGCCGTGGCATGGGTAGTAAATGCATTATTGATGCTTATAGAAAATATCATCCAAGTATAAAATTAAATCATTTAGGAATAGATCCTTACGGTAATATTATTTATAGAACAACAGATAAAGATCTTGGTGGAAGATTAGATTATACAAATAAAATGAAGCAAGAAGCGTTGTTAGATTTAATTAAAGAATATCCAGAATTTAATTTAGTTAATTTAGAAGATTCAGAATTCTTTAAAAGATTTGCAGATGGTTATCCAATCTATAATGAAAATAAAATTATGTTAACTGAATATGAAGTAGTTCATTTTGATGGACCACATGATACAGATTCTGTTATGAAAGAAGTTAACTTTTTTGTAGAAAGAAAACCTAAACAATGTGTATATATTTTTGATGATATTGACACTCATGATATTGACAAAATAGGCGAAAATCTGATATGGAATGGTTTTAAAGAATTTAAAAAAGGTGACTTTAAGGCAGTCTATACATATGAATCCTAAAGGTGGGACAGAGATATTAAAAGAGCAATTACTTGCTCAATTACCAAAAGAATCATTAGAAGGAATTAATTTAATTGGCTCTATTTGTAATCCAACACTTGTTGAGAAAGACAAGATTAATATTCTTTGGCAACATTTAAGTTATGACCAGCCCAATGTTTACAACATGCGTGATCGTAAATTTGTAGATTCTATTGATTATTTTATCTATGTAAGCCATTGGCAATATAATAAATTTAGAGAAGTTTATAAAATTCCAGAATACAAATCCTTTGTAATTAAGAATGCTACTCATGCATTTGAACCTGTAGAAAAAAAACAATTAATGATTACTTCAGATAAAATAAAATTACTTTATACATCTACTCCTTGGCGTGGACTTGCAGTATTAATTAAAGCAATTGAAATACTAAATAAAAAAAGAGAAGATTTTGAGGTAGATATTTATTCATCTACTAAAATATATGGATCAATATTTGATGAAAATGAAAAAGATAAATTTACTGCATTATTTGATAAATGTAAAAATACACCAAATGTTAATTATCATGGGTATACTTTTAATGGTGAAATAAGAAAAGCAGTTCAAGACGCTCATATCTATGCTTATCCCTCTATCTTTGAAGAAACATCCTGCCTTGCAGTTATAGAAGCAATGGCCGCGGGCTGTCATGTGGTGACCACGAATTATGGAACGTTGCCGGAGACCTGTGGTGAATTTGCAACAATGATTGAATTTGATTCTAGTGGCCAAAACTTAATTGAAAGATATGCAGAAACATTAAACTCGGTTATTGACAATTATAGAAATAATTTATATAAGGATGATTTAGAAATGCAAATTAAATACTATAACAAAAACTATTCATGGGAAACCAGAATACAAGAATGGATAAACTTTTTAAATTATGTCAGAACAAAAAAAACAAATTAAATTATTTATAGCAACACCAGCGTTTGGTCATCAAGTTACTACTAACTATGCAAATAGTTTATTAAAATTTGTATCAACTGCTCATCCAAGACTAGCTGTATCATCAGCCATACATATGCAATCGGGAATGGCTTTAGTAACACAAGCTAGAAATAATTGTGTATCCTATTTCCTTAATTCAGAATGCACGCATTTTTTATTTATAGACGCGGACATTGGATTTGAACCAGAAGCAATTTATAGATTAATAGAAAAAGATGTACCACTATGTTTAACTCCCTATCCTGTAAAAGGTTATGGTAAAGATCATCAATTACAGTTCATTGTACATTTTCCAGATAAAGATAATGTTAGAATTCAAAAAGATGGATTTACAGAAATTACTGCAGGACCTACTGGATTCATGCTGATTAAAAGAGAAGTATTTGAAAAGCTTGCAGAGAAATATCCAGAACGAAAAACAGTTAATAAACAATTAGTAGGTAACAAAGTAGAAACTATGGAAAAAGGTTGGTATACATTCTTTGAAACAGCTCAAGATCCTGAAAACGGATACCTTGGCGAAGACATATCTTTCTGTAGATTATGGACTAATATTGGCGGTAAAATATACGCGGATACACAAACGCCGTTAACGCATTTCGGATCGCATGCATTTCATGGTAGTTTAAACATGATGTTTGCTAAACAAAAACCGATTGACGATAAGCCAAAAGAGTAGTAAATTCAACGTTCTGGCTTAATTCAAGACTAGCCAACTTGCTTCATTTATTATATTATTAATTATATGCAAAATTCAATGTATTACACAAATAGCGGTTTAGCATCTTTACCTGAATATCAAGGTGGTGGTTATATAGATCAATACGGAAGACAACGATATGGTCTTGGTAAGTTAGTTAAAAAAATTACAAAACCAATTGCTAACGTTTTAGACAAAGTAGTACCAAACGAAATTAAACCTGCACTACCTTATTTAGCAGCTTTTGCTCCATTTATGTTTCCTGGATTTACAGCTGGACTTGGTTCAATGTTGGGTGCTTCTGGAACTATAGGAGGATTGTCAATACCGGGTATGGTTGGTGCTGGAGTTTTAAAAGCAGGAGCAGATCTTTCTCAAGAAGGAGCCGCGGAACGTGGATTAAGATTACCTTCATTAGCTGCAACAGTATTATCTGCGGGATTATCAACACCTGGAAGTTTTGAAGCTTTAGGTGGAAATCAAATATTAGGAAATATATCTCCTTCTTTTGCTGGAATAGATGATTTAGGTCAATTAGGATATAATACTTCGGCAGCTAATCAAGCATTCACAGCGGCAGATGCAGCGAAAATTGCTCAAACATTTGGACCAGAAGGTTCTATGCTACCACCGGATTCAATTTTAACACCACCAACAACATTACAAAATGCACAAAATTTAGTTACAAGTGGATTACAATCTGGAGCTAAATTTTTAGAAGTTCCTGAAGGTGGAGTTTCTTTTTTAAATGATCCATTAGGAGCTTCTAAAACTTTAGCAATTCCAGCAGCAACAACTTTTACTGAACAAGCTTATAATGCAGCGATAGATGCTAATAAAAAATATCAACAACAACAAGCTCTTTTAGGAGGTGAAGTTAGAGCAAATAGACAAGCTCAAATAGATTATATTAGATCAGCTATGCAAACAGCTGGATTTACTGAAGATGAAATATCAAGTGCTATAACAAGATCTGGATTTGCTGGTGGTGGTAAAGCAGAATACGGCTTAATGAATTTAAAAATGGGTGGTATGCCTGTTGAAATGGATTTAAGAGCTAAAGGTGGATTTGTTCCAATAGGAAGAAAAGAACGTGCAGATGATGTTCCTGCAAGACTTTCAAAAAATGAATTTGTATTTACTGCAAAAGCTGTTAAAAATGCAGGTGGTGGAGATGTTAGAAAAGGTGCAAAAAGAATGTATCAAATCATGAATCAACTAGAAGCTAGGGCTTAATATGGCAGATCCAACACCTACATCGATACAACAAAATTTACCTTCTCCTTATATACAAGGAGCACTTACTGCATTAAGTGAAAGATTATTACCTTTACTTGCAACTTCTGCCGCAATTAATACTACATCATATGCACAACAAGTTGCACCAGAAACTGCTTTACAACAACAAGCTAGAGGACTTGCTAGTGGATTAGGTGGTTATCAACAATATCTAACAGGTGCTGAACAATTAGGACAACAATCACAAACTACTTTAGGTGGTGCATCTCAATACATGGGTCCACAAGCATATCAACAATTCATGTCTCCATATCAACAACAAGTTATGGATACAACTTTAACTGAATTTGATAGACAGAGACAAATAGCTATGGCTGGTCAAAATGCTCAAGCTGTTGCAGGTGGAGCTTTTGGTGGCGCAAGAGAAGGAGTTCAAAGAGCAGAATATGGTGCACAAACTTTACAAGATAGAGCAGCGCTTCAAGCTCAATTATTACAACAAGGATTTGGTCAAGCACAACAACAAGCAAGTCAAGCTTATCAACAACAATTACAACTAGCACAAGCTCAACAAGGTCAAGGTCAATATCAACAAGGATTAGCAAGTTTACAACCTTCATTATTAGGACAACAAATTGCAGGGGTGTCTGGTTTAGGTCAACAACAACAAGCTCAACAACAAGCTATATTAGACGCTCAAGCTGCTGCTGCAAGAGAAGCTGCATTTGAACCTTACACTAGATATGGTTTAGTTGGTCAACAGTTAACAGGTTTAGTAGGTGGTTTCCCTACACAAGTACAAACATTTAATCCTCAACAACCTGCTAGTCCTTTACAAACTGCTTTAGGAACAGGAATAGGTCTTGCATCTATTGGAGGTAAATTATTTGGTAAAGGAGGAATATTTGGATAATGAGTAAAATTTTAAGAAGACCAATGTTTAGAGGTGGACCAGTAAATAGTCGCGGAACGGGGATTACATCTGGATTAGATGAAGGTTATGCAACAGGTGGAAGAGTTGGTTATGCAGATGGTCCTGATATTTATGGTGTTCAGTATGAACCTTCAAAAGATGTTTCAACTCAACAACAACAGTATTATGATTTTTTAAAAGAATATGGTGGAGGAAAATATTTTGAACCAGATGCCACTAATAAAATATATGGGGAATATGTATCTGGTCTTGAAGAAAAAACAAAACCAGCAAGTTTTCTTGAATATTTAGGTGCAACACTTAATCCAATAAAAAGTGGTAAAACTCTCATGAGATATGATGAAAAAGGAAATCTTGAATACGCTACTTCAGATTCTGGAAAACAAACTATAATGTCAGATATTGAAAAGAAAAGAAAACAACAAGCTCAAATGATATTAGCTAATCCAAAATTAGCTCCTGATAAAGTAGATTTAGCTAGACAAATACTTGGAGGTGGGGATGGTATTAAAAGTGAAATTACAGGATTAGAACCTCAATTACCACCACAAAAAACTAGAAGAGATGAAATTTTAGAAGAAGCTGCTCTTTATAGAGAAGCTTTGGGGTATGATGAAGCTAAATCACAAGCAATTTATAATGCTTTAGGAGATGCAGCACCTGCTGTATTTCAAGGAAAAAATTTAAGAGAAGCTGCTCCAAAAATATTTGAAGCTATAAATAAATCAAAAGCATTTGAAACACCTAAAGATATTAAACAAGCTGCTGGTCAATTATCTATACAAAGAAAAATGTTAGCAGAAAAAGCAAGAGCAGAAGAACAAGCAAGATTAGCTATTTATGGAATGAAAAATAAAGAAACATTAACTGATTTTATAAAAGGAATTCCAGGATCTTTTGCAGCTGGAGTATTACCTCAAGGAATTGAAAAAAATCCAACTTTACAAGCATCTTTAAGACCAGGTGGTATATACGAAGGACCAGATTCAATATTTTATTATGCGGTTCCTGATGCCAAAGGAAAAGGTGTATCTGGTTTACAAAAGTTAGGATAAGTAATTTATCATGGAATCAATAAATTTCGATTCATTGAATAAAACATTACCTGCTGAAAAAGATAATAAAGTAAGTACATTTAGTTCAATTTTATCAGGAATAGGATCAGGATTAATTTCAATACCAAAAGGTGCATTTTCATTAGGTGCTACTCTTTATGATTTAGGAGCAGGAACAAATAAAGCTGCTGAAATAGAAAAATTTTTTGACGATTTAACAGAATTAGATGAAAAAGCAGAAGCAACAACTGCTGGTAAAATAACACAAGCATTAGTTAATCTTGGAGTACCTGGTGCTTATGGTTTTAAATTAGGATCTAATTTAGCTAAATCAGCAATACAAGCAAAAAAAACAGGAAATTATTTTACATTAAGTAATCCTGCATTAAGAGAAGCTACTGATAAAGCAATAGAATTAAATACAAAAGGAAAATTAGCAACCTTTGCAGCAGGAGCTGTTGGCGGAGGTATATCAGATGCTGTATTTGTTGGTGATGTAGAAAAAATGGGTACTCTTGGAGATTTGTTAGGAGGTCCTACTGAATTAAATAGAGGTGAAAATGAAACTGATTATGATCCTACTAGAGAATTAATTAATAGAGTTAAATTTGGAACTGAAAGTTCTTTATTTAGCGGTGTTGTTGCAGGAGCAGGAACTAGTATTAAAAAATTAGCTCAACGCGGTAAAGATTTAAGATTTAGTAATAATCAAATAGATAGAACTTTAGATAAAATAGCATCTTTTGTAAGAGCAAGAGGAGGAAAAACTCAAGAATATTTTGATATTGAAAGACAACAAATAGGTAGAAGATCCGTAGATGTTAATTTAGCACAACAAATATCAAAAGATTTAGATCAAAACATTGATGAAATATTTCCTGCTTATAAAACAGTTGCTAATAAACAAACAGCAAAACAAAGAACAGAGACATTAGCAAAAATAAATGATTTATTATTATCAGGTGAACCAGTATTAGATGATGTAGGAAAAGTTAAATTTGGAAATTTAGATGAAAATTTAAAACAAGGTGTAATAAATACTTTAAAACAAGCAGGTGCAAAAGATGAAACAATAGCAGAAATATTAGGTAATTTAAGCGCTATAAGATCTGGATGGGGTGATATGTTTAGTGTTATTGGTGGAAAAATAGATCCTGAAAATATAGCTGATTTTAAAAAATTGTTTGGTAATAAATTTAAAAATTATTTAGGATCTACTTATGACATATTTCAAAATAAATCTTTAATACCTTTTTTTAATTTTAAACCAGCTGAAGAAGCAATTAATAAAACAAAAGATATGTTTAAACAAGTTGCTTTACAAAATGGTAAAAATCTTACAGATGAACAAGCAAATTATTTTGTAGATCGTTTAGTTAAAACAGCAAGACTTCCAAAAGGATTTAGAATGGATAAACCTTCAGATCCAATATTTCAAATACCTGATTTTTTTGTAGGTAAAACTGTATTAGATGATGCCGTAACAGATAGAGGATTTGCTTCTTTAAGTAGTTTACCATCTGAAAATAGAAAAATTATAGAAGAACTTTTAGGTAAAAGTAAAAATCCTATGCAAACAATATTAGGTGGAACTGCAAGATTATCTTTAGTAACAAGACGTAATCAATTTTTTCAAGATCTTGTTTCTAAATCAGATGAATTAAAACAAAGAGGAAAAGGTATTTTTTATGATACTGAAGAAGAAGCTTTACAAAATTTAGGACCTGATTTTAAAAAAATTAATATTGATCCTAATAAAACATTAGAAGCTGGAATTACAAATCCCGTTAATGGTAAATTTGCAATTAATGAAATAGCTGATGCATTAGAACAAACAGCTGAACAAACAAGAAGTGATAGCATGATTGGAAAAATATATGAAAATTTAATTTTATATCCAAAAGCAACTTCTCAATTAGCCAAAACAGTTTTATCTCCTGTCACTCATGTAAGAAATTTTATTAGTGCCGGAGCTTTTGCAACAGCTAATGGTATCATACCTACTCCATCAGCAATGCGTGAAGCATATTCTGCGTTACAAACTGCATTACCTGGAACAAGACAAAATAATGAATTATACAGAAGACTATTAGAATTAGGTGTGGTTAATAAAAACGTTGCACTTGGTGATTTAAATAATTTATTAAAAGACATTAGTTTTGGTGAAACAGTTAATTCTGATAAATTTTTAAGATTAATGTTAAGACCATTATCCAAACTTAAAAAAGTTTCTGAAGATTTATATACTGCAGAAGATGATTTTTGGAAAATTACTTCTTGGGCAATGGAAAAACAAAGATTAGGTAAAGCTTATGTTAAATCAGGGATAACAAAAACAACAACAGAATTAGAAGAAGAAGCAGCAGATATAATTAGAAATAATATTCCAAATTATGACTATGTTGGAGATTTTATAAAAGGATTACGTAAACTACCATTTGGTAACTTTGTATCTTTTCCAGCAGAAATATTAAGAACGTCTACAAATATTGTTAGAAGAGGTATAGACGAAATTACAATGCAAGTTAAAAATGATAAAGGTGAATTAGTCAAACCTTTAGCTGGTATTGGATATCAAAGACTTGCTGGAATGGCCACGACATCTATAGCTATACCTGCTGCAATAGTTGAAACAGCCAAAGTATTGTACGATGTTACAGAAGATGAATTGGAAGCATTAAGAAGATATGTTCCATTATGGTCTAAAAATTCTACATTAGTTCCAATAAGAGATAAAGAAACAGGGGATTTAAAGTATATAGATTTTAGTCATGCTAATGCTTATGACGTTTTATATAGACCTATACAAACAGTTATAAATGCTGTTTCAGAAGGTAGAACAGATAAGGACGGAATTATGGACGACTTTATGAAAGGAATTATAACAGCATCAAGTGAACTTGGAAAACCTTTTGTTGAAGAAGCTATATGGACAGAAGCTATTACAGATTTATTTATTAGAGGTGGAAGAACAAGAGAAGGTAATCAAGTATTTAATCCAGAAGATACACCTGGAAATAAATTAAAAGCAGCTATTGGACATTTAGTTGAAGCACAAGCTCCCTTATCCTATCAACAATTTAAAAGATTAGATTTAGCTATTGAACCAATAGATATAATACAAAAAGGTAAATATGATAAATACGGCCAATCTTATAATTTAAGTGATGAATTAGCTGGATTTACAGGATTTAGACCTGTTCCATTAAACGTGGAACGTGGATTAGATTTTAAAGTTGCTGAATTTCAAAAAGGAATTAGAGAATCAAGACAATTATTTACAAGAAACACTTTAAAAGGTGGTCCTGTAACTTCGGAAGAAATTGTAGATGCATATATAAATTCTAATAGAGCATTATTTGAAGTTAAAAAAGATTTATACAAAGATATTAAAGCAGCTCAAACTTTAGGAATATCTAATCAAATAATTAATAAGACATCAGAAAGAGTTTCTAAAAAAGAATTTGAAAGTATTAATTTAGGAATATTTAATCCTTTAAATATATCTGAAGATATTCAAAAAACTTTTTCTGAAAATGCTACAAAATTAGGAGAACCTAATCCCTTAATAGGAGCCAATCCTATTATAAATAGCATTCAAAGAACATTATCTAGAGTTCCTTTAACAGAAGAAACAATACCTAAATTAGAAAACCCATTTAAAAACCTAGCTAAACCTACATTAGAACCAGTTTCATCATTACCTCAATTACCTAATCCTACGCAAATACCAGGATATGGACAAATTAATTTACCTACAGCTGTAGCAGGTAATCAAGTTAATCCTTTAACAAAGTTGACACAAGTAGAAGAAGCGCTATTATCACCAACTGAAAAAATAATTAGACAAAAACAAAGAACGGCATGAAGAAAATTATAAAATCACGATTAGATGAACATATGGTAGATTTATACAATAGAGTAGATAATCTTAAAAAAGATATATCTTTAATTAAAAACAATCATCTCAAGCACATGAGTTGTGCTATTTATAAAATTGAAAAGAAAGTAGATAGAATATTATGGACTATGATAACAGGTATGGGCGCATTAATTCTTACATTGATTGCTTTAGTGCTTAAATGAAGTTAAGTAACAACTTTACGTTAGAAGAGTTAACAAAATCTCAAGAAGCAATAAGACTTGAAATACCAAACGAACCTAATCCAGATCACATCTTTAATCTACAATTGCTTTGCCAATACATACTTCAGCCAGTAAGAGATAATTTTAATTTACCAATGACTATTAGTTCTGGATATAGATCAGCGGAGCTTTGTGAGAGAATAGGATCATCTAGCAAAAGTCAACATACTCGTGGTGAGGCCGCAGATTTTGAGGTATTTGGTCTTCCTAATAAAGATGTTAGTGACTGGATAGTAAATAATCTTGACTACGATCAATGTATATTAGAGTTTTGGACTCCTGATGAACCTAACTCCGGATGGATTCATTGTAGTTACTCGGCAGCCAAAAACAGACGACAGTATCTTAAGGCATCTAGACAAGATGGTAAGATAATTTATTCTCCATTAGTATAAAACAATTTCTTGCATTAACTTCAAAAAGTTGTATGACGCGTTAATGAATAATATTTTAGTACATAAACATTTAATTGTCCGAGCAGAAGCTAAAAATCCTCCAATGGACGAAGCTATTCTTACAGAATGGTTTAAGAAATTTATAGAAGAAATAGGTATGAAGGTTATGATGGGACCATACGTAAAGTATTCTCATATGATCGGGAATCGTGGAATTACAGGTGCTGCAATTATTGAAACATCTCATATAGTAATGCATGTATGGGACGAACCTGACCCCGCCTTGCTTCAGTTTGATGTTTACTCATGCGGTGAATTTGATCCTGAAACAATATGTAATAAGATAAAGAAAGACTTTAATACCACTAAAATAGAATATAAATTCCTTGATAGAGAACATAATTTAAAAGAATTACATAAAATAAGTTACTTGAAATCAGAAAATTAATCGTTATATATCCACTAGGTTGCATCATGTGGATGGACCTATTAACTTGCTTAACAAAGGAGATAATAATGACTTTCAATTCATTATTCCCAAATAACGGTATGATTAAAATGGATGAAATCCATAATCATTTCGTAAAACACACTACAGATATA